CGCCGGATCAACTGCGCGTTTGTTTCGCCCTGCGCAATGCCAAGCCGCATGTTGTCCGTAAACCGCTTGAGCGTGTCGCCAGCTTGCCGTGATAGGGTTTCGGCCACTGGTGCGCCCTGAACCAACAGATCGCCCGTAATGGCCACTAGCTGCCCGCGCGTCAGTTCGGATGTGATAAGCTGCACGCCTGCACCGTTGTTGATTGCCGCAACAGCAAACCGCGCCTCCATGTCCGCAATCTCGCGCAGTTCATTTGCCAGCCGCTTGCCTTCCGCGCGATAGGATGCCGTGATTGTGGCTTTGACCTGATCCAACAGCTTTTCCAGCCGTGCAGCGCGGCGCGATATGCTGCCAATGCCAGTCGGATCGACCCGCGCAAGCTGTGCAACAATGTCGCCTTGAAGCGTTGCCAAAAACTTGTTCACATCACGCGCTTGCCCCGCCGCCAGCCTTTGCAGGTCCAGCGCACGGGTTTGCATTGCGTCAAGGATTTTATCGTTTGCAGATGCCATTTACGCCTCCGTCTGCCAAGGTGTTGCGTCAATCCGTGCCGATGCCGTTGCGAAATAATCAGCGTCCATTTCGATACCGATAAACGAGCGCCCAAGGTTCTTGCAAGCCACGCCAGTCGTTCCGCTGCCCATTGTGAAGTCCAGCACGGTTTCGCCCGCGCTGGTGTAGGTGCGGATCAGGTATTCCATAAGCGCGACGGGCTTTTGCGTGGGGTGTATGCCGCGTTGCCGCTTAAAGTCCTGCACTGAAGACGGAAACCTCATGTCCGGGTCACATTTAGAGTTGTTATACCCTTTATTTGCAGAATTATAAACGTCAAAACCCTTTGAAGCCTTTGATTTTACACCACGAGCAACCATTGCCTTACCAGCCTTGGCGCGTTCCTGCTTTATAGGATTGTAATTTGCTGATCTGTCACAAAATACTAAAACACTTTCATGTTCTTTCATCGGCTGGTATTTCATTTGGGCGAAGTTGCTACCTGCATTTTTACGCCATATCCATTCATACTTAAACATCTTTACGTTTGACATCACCAGCGCCGAAGTGAACGGCTGCGATGCCGTCATTACAATCGCCCCGTTGGGCTTTGTGATCCGCTTTAGCTGTTCCCACATTGGTTCAAACGGAATAACAGCATCCCACTTGCAAGCCGTTGTGCCGTAAGGCGGATCAGTTAGGACCATATCAACAGACCTGTCAGGAATATCGCGCATGGCTTCAAGGCAGTCTGCGTTGATAAGGTTCGTGTTCATTTGCGGTCCTTTGTTTGGCTAGATATTAAGCGCGGCTGCGATGATGTAAAGCAACAGGCCAACACCGCCAATAATTAACGCGGGTTCGGCTCTTGCGCTGCCTTTACCAAACATCACGCAAAGCATTGTGAAAAGCATCATCACACCGCCAATTGCTGCTAAGATTTCAGGTCCGTGCATTGTTACCTCACTTCTTTGGCTTTGGCTTGCGCTTAACTGTCGGCTTTTTCCCGTAATTCATTTTTTACCCTCCATTCAATGCGGCAAGCGCAGCATCAACGCCGCTTTGCCCTGTAAGATCCAGCGCATCACCCGTCAGGTCCGGCGCTTCCTCGCTGATTGCGTCCATATCGGTTTCCGTATCCAGATCAGGACGCAGGAACCCGCGCCGCTTGCGTTCCTCATAATACGCTTCTTTTGACAATAAGCCAAGCGACACGTCGGATTGCATAACCTGCACTTCCTGCGCAGTCAGCGGTGTGATGCCAAATTCTTTGTTGACCTGCACCGTGATGTTCTCCTCGGGCAGCCCAGCGTAAAACGACATCCAGAACAACGCCTGTTCAATCGCGTCTTTCAGGTTGTCTGCCATCATGGCCAGCGATGATGTCTCTTTGACCGCATCCAGCGCCGCCCCTGTGGCTGTCTCATTGCTTTGAACCAACAACTGCAGGCCCAGCGCCTGCATTTGGAACTCAAGGTCTTTAAGGTCAGTACGCCCAGCGCCAATTGCCTGCCCCGAGTGTTCGACCCACGACAATTTGGCATCGGCATCGCGTGACGTGACAGCTTGGCTTGCGCTGATAACCAGCGGCTCATCGTCACCGCGACCAGACGCAAACAGGATAGGCACGCGCGCAAAGTGCAGAATGTTGCGCTGGTCAGACTGCGATTGCCAATGCGCAATGTTGACATCGGCCAAATCCTCAAGCACCGGTTCGCCAGTGAAAAACCCTGTGCGCTGTGCGTAGAACGGAATAACTGTGATTTCTTCCGCGTTTGTCAAGTATTCGTCGTGCAGTACAAACTTGTCTTTTGCGTTTTTGCGATATACCCGCACGAAAACAACGCCGTCGCGCCGCGTAATAACCCGCACTTGTTCGACCGTTACCTGCGCAAATTCGTCTTGCGGGTCGTCAACGCTTATGCTTTCCGAAATACGCAGCATGGACAACGCCAGCACGTTGTTAAACATTTCTGTTTTGAAGCCCAAGATATTTTCAACGGTCAGGTGAACCATGTAAGGCCGCAAGCCCAAGGCGCTGGCCTGTGCGCGTGTTGTGTCACCATCGCGGCGAGGCGCATCGACCATGATATACGAAACGCCCGGCACAAAAGCATCCTTAAACACGTCAGACGCGAAGGCGCTTAGATCCTGCCCTTGCATGTTGATGTCGGTGGCAAACTCTTTTAAGCGCTCCGGTCCTTCGCTGATCTCGATCGGCTTGGAAAACACGCGGCCCGTCATGTCTTTGACTGTCTTGCGCATCCCGTTGAACAGCCAAGATGACGCAAGCCGAGCTTGATAATCTTCGTCTGCTTCGGCCTTGAACTTTGGCAGGTAGGTCTTGCCATCCTTGCGCATAGCATCGGATCCGCCCATTAACGCCCGCCCCTTTGCGGCCGCTTCGATCATTTTGGCCATAACAGCCGTTCTTGTGTTTACGCTGTCAGACATTTTATCTCGTTCCTGTGATTAGGTCGTGTTTAATTACTTCAAGAATGCCGACTGCATTGGCAAGCGTGACGCGGCCCGCGTAGAAGTAGATCAGGCTTTCAATTTCTTCGTGCAAGTCGTGCGCGTCGTTTCTGATTTGCGCTTCTGATTGCAATGACGCTGCAAGGAAATCCCAATCGCGGCCAAGTGCTGCACGTTCCTGATCTTGCTTTTCGGTTCTTGGCATTGTGTCAATCCTTAGAATGGCAGTGCGGTTGATGTCATGGTTGGCTTTACAACTGGCATTTCATACGCCAGCGGATAGCCGAATGCGTCGTTCTGGTGGTCAAGGCCTGTTGTCTTGTCAGGCTCGCCGTTCTTATCATAGGGTTGTTGCTCGAGGCAACGCGCGGTCTCCGGGCATGTGTCAGGATTGACAAGTACGCGGCCCGACTGAAAGCCCATGTTGACGGCCAGCACGCGGTCTTTGACGCGCGGGTTGCTTGGCCTTGCGCGGATCGTATAGCCAGCATTTCGCAACAGCCCGATGTCGGATAGTGACGCGCCCTTGCTGCTGGCGTTCTTACCGCTGGCATCAGGGTAGATCGTAATCGTGTGACCCTCGTATCGTGTCTTGAGCGTGTCAATCATTGACGGTGTGTCAACGCCTCCCTTGATTTCGTCAACGCAGTGCCAGACGTTTTCGCGCAGAACAAAGGCGCACGCGGCCATGTTGCCTACGTTGAAGTCCATGCCGAGGCGTATCGGTTCGCGGTCTCTGATAGTCTCGCTGCTGCGCTGTGTCTCGCGCCCATAAGAATTGTAGACCGTGCCGCTTGTCAGGTTGACAAACTCGCCCATCAGGTAGGCTTCAATCAATTCGGCTGGGTAAGTGTCCCTTAATGACTGAATGTAATCGGGCGGTAGCGCAGGCGTTCCATCAGCCTTAATCATTGCCGCATTCTCGTAAGTGCTGGCCTGCACCATGCTATAGTCTGGCTTAGGGTCTTTCTTAAATGTCTCATAGACAAACTTAAAACCTTCGGGCGTTGTTGTGACTCCAATGCCATTGACAACACCGGGAACGACTAATCGCATACGCGCAATGATCTTTCGCCATGCGTTGCGTGCTTTTTCAGTCGGCAAAACGTCTATTTCGTCAACGTGGGCGCGAGCAATCTTAAAACCAACAATCCCGCCGGGGTCTTCCATTGAACGGCAGATAATTGTCCCATAGTGTGAACGGCCACGATACAAGTGAACCTCTTTATCGCCTGCTTTTATCTTTGCAGTGAAGCCCAATTCAAACGCCACTTCGTCCATTGTTGGCCAAAATGTGTCGCGGATGTCTCGATACGTTGGCGCAAAATACCCTTGAACTAGCTTGGGATGATTTGCCGCGAACAGCCCTAAATCAAGACCGCCCACGAATGTCTTGCCAGCGCCGAAGCCGCCAACGTATGCCCTAAATTTGGTGTCAAGCCCGTTTAGATAGACACCCTGCGGCGCGCTAAGTCTTAGGTCGTGTGACACGCACATCTCCTATAGGCGCGGCTGTTGTTAGCGTAATATTGAGGGACGGCGCGTCCTGATCGTCGGATGTTGCGCCGTTAAACATGCCAAGATGCTTGCCGAGCAATTCCGCACCTTTGAACACGCCCATTGCGTTGAAAGTGTAAGCTGGTGCAAGATCGCCCGACGGCGTTTCAACCAATACGGCCTCGCCACGTCGGTCTAAAACGGCCTCCGCTTGCTTGCATCGTTCCATTGTTGAAAAGATGCTGTTCAAGACATAATCTTGCGTGATTTCTGTTCGCTCTGACCGGTTGGCCTGCGCTGCGCTGATTGCGGCGGCTATGCTAGTTTTGCCTAGCAGCTGTGAACCTTGCTTGTGAGCCGTCTTTTCGCTGTATCCAGCACGCAAAGCGGCTTGCGTCGCGTTTAGGTCGATCAGGTATTCCTCAACGAACCTTACTTGCTTTGGCGTCATGGTCATTAGGCTTCCCGCCTTTGTTTAATCGTTAAGGCATCCCGCCTATAGAAAATGCCCGCCCTGTTTATGGGGCAGGCTTTTGGTAGTGTTGCGGGCTGTGTCTCTTTGCATACGCGCCCGCAGACATACTTCATAACGCTTGTGACACTTAGCTTCCCATTACTTACGGGACAAGTTGAAGCGCTGTGGCGGATTGCTGTGGGGCCACGCCACGTCGTCGCCTATGTCCCCGTCTTTCGCGCCTCACGATGTGTGCTTAGATATGCATCCTTACGGGCAGCATCCGCCATCCGCACGGAATGGACGGGAGAAATATAAGCACACAACATCAAACGCAATTTGGTTGCGGGTGCCGGACTCGAACCGGCGGTCTTCTGGGTATGAACCAGACGGGATGCCACTTCCCCAACCCGACATAAAAAAAACGCAACTTGTCACCCAGATAAATAGCACGTTTTAGCGGTTAGTCAACCCGCCAAACGATCCAACCCATCGCGCAGGGCTAAAATGCTGTTCGGCCTGCCGTCTGTCATTTTGAAACATTCGTCCTGCAACATTGCTGTGCGCACGCGCCCGATCTTGTCGCGCATTGCGTAATAGCGTTTGTATACGTCAAGATCCCCGTCGCCACTGTCAAACCCGCCCGACGATACAGCAAGGCACGACTTGCTTTCTGCGATACCGATTTCAGCTTTATAGGCTGCATAGACCTGCGAAAAGTCGCGGGCTGCCTGCTCTTGCTGTGGTGTGATGATGCCTTGAACCATTAGGCGCCCGATCATGTCGCACGACCTGTCAACGTATGGCCCGGCCGTGTCTTTGCTTGGTGTCGCCCAGTTACCACGCGCCAGACGTTCGGTTGTTGGCGTTGCGGTATGGTTGTGACCCAATGTCGCCGCAACGGCCTGTGACGGCTTGCTTGCGGCCTGTGGCGTTGACTGCGCCCGCTTGTTCCGTAGTTGCTGCGCTTTGGTGGTCAAGTGCTGGCCTTACCTGATTTAGGGAGGTTTTGTCGTGGCCCGCCCAAACTGGGAGGAAAAGCGGGCCACTAGCAACAAAGAAAGGAACAATGACGATCCATGCACCTAATTTGCATCATTCCTGCGGTGGTGTCAAGGCTTATCAAACTCGCTTGCGTGCGTTTTGCTTCAACATGGCATATGACCTTGCGCCAAATACGCACGTTGGATTTGCGGCGGACCAGATGGACACCGACGACGGCGATACCCCAGCTGCGATTGCCGTTTCTTTTTTTGTCATGCCTTTGGCTGCGCACTCACGGTAGAACACGCCGATGTTTGGATCGATCTGCGGCATCCTTTCGTCCGGTTCAATGCCAAGAGTAATGCAGTCTGTGCGGATTGTGCTTTTAGATGCGCCGAGAACCTTAACGATTTCTGTCGTTGTTGCACCTGCTGCGACCAACTTGGCAACTGCCCTGCGGCGCTGTTCCATTTCGCGCACGACATCGGCTGCAGTTCTTGCCTTTGGTTTTGCGTCAACTGCGGCCGGCATTGTTGGGGCGCTTAGACGGACAACAGGCACCGCTTGCGCTCTGGCGTATGCCTTACGCGCTTCAAGGCTTGCCACAGTCGCCTCATGGCTTGTGTAGTCAATTGGCGGCAGTGTGCTAAACGGGAATATGTTCTGCACTGTGCGGGTTAAGAAAGTTTGCATTATTTCGGTTCCTTTGCTTCGGTTGCTATTTGTGCGGCTTCGGTCATTTCGTAAAACTTGCGATAATCGTCAAGCGGGATCCAGCCCCGCACCGCGACGTTGCCAGCCTTGAGGTTTGCCCGTTCCTTGGCTTTTGCTGTCTGCTTCATTTGCGTGCCTCAATCATTGCGTCTGCTATAATGTAAGAAA